ATTGATAGATTTCTTCTAATATTGAAGTCACGTCAGTTGGGAATTACAACGTTGGTCGCAGCTTATTCACTTTGGTTGTCTTTGTTTAACAGTGATAAAGCTATCTTGATTATCTCTATTAAGCAAGAAGTTTCAAAAGAAATTATCACGAAGGTTCGTTTTGCTAATGAACATTTGCCTTCGTGGTTAAAAGAAAAGGAAGTTACAAACAACCATATGTCTTTGAAATTTGCGAATGGTTCTCAAGTTTCAGCAACTTCATCAGCAAAAGATGCTGGTCGTTCCAAAGCCCTATCGTTGTTAATCGTTGACGAAGCAGCATTTATTGATGAAGCTGAGAGTATTTGGACTTCGGCATATAACACACTATCAACTGGTGGTAGAGCCATCATTCTATCCACTCCTAATGGTGTTGGTAATTGGTTTCACAAGATGTGGACTAATGCAGAAAAAAAGAAAAACGACTTTACTACGCTTAGACTTCCTTGGGATTTACATCCAGAACGTGACCAGAGATGGAGAGATGAACAAACAAAACAGTTAGGTGTAAAGGGCGCAAATCAGGAATGTGATTGTGACTTTCTATCATCAGGAACAAACGTAATAGATTTGATGACTTTAAAGTGGTATGAAGAGAATAAGGAAATGGTAAGGGATAGGAAGGAAGCAAGGCGCGGCGAAGCTCTGTGGATATTTGACGAACCTAAGTCAGGAAAAGATTATCTTGTGTGTGCTGACGTTGCCCGTGGTGATGCCACCGACTTTTCTGCGGCACATGTATTTGATATAGAAACTTTGGAACAAGTCGCTGAATTTCAAGATCAATTGGGGACGAGAGAATTTGGTGATGTATTAGTAGCATTAGCTACAGAATATAATGATGCTCTGTTGGTGGTCGAACGTGAAAATATAGGATGGGCGGTTCTACAGCAAATTATTGACCGACAATACAAGAACACATTCTATTCAAATACCAGCGACCCAAAAATTGCCGACGTTTATCATCACGTATCCAACAGATATAACCACGAAGAATCCAAACTTCTTCCGGGGTTTTCCACAACTATGAAGACAAGGCCATTATTAATCTCAAAAATAGAAGAGTATTTTAGGGAAAAGTTGGTTATTATTCATTCTGTAAGATTAATCAATGAGTTAAAAACTTTTATTTGGGAGAGTGGAAAAGCACAAGCCGCCGAAAATTATAACGATGATTTGGTCATGTCTTTGGGTATTGGTCTATGGGTCAGAGACGTAGCCCTAAGATTGAGAAATGATGGGATTAGTTTAACAAAAAACATGTTAAATAAGATTCATGTGACTCAAGATAACGCAAGAACTCCTATCTATACGGCCAAGGCCCAATCGGTAGGTCGTGACCAATGGCAAATGAAGATTGGTGGTAAGCCGGGAGATATAGAATCACTTACTTGGTTATTACGATAACTTGAACATATTTATAGGCGTAATACTATACACACACACGTTAGAAATTGAAAGGATAACATATGGCAGACCCAGCAATCAGACCAGAATCAAGAATAGATAACGACGAAATCGACGTAAAACAAAAGTCGTTGTTCGCACGTTTGAAGAAGTTATTTTCTTCTGGCGTAGTTGTTCGTAATGTTGGTGGTAAAAAACTTAAAGTTAAAGACACCAGCGATTTAATGTATGCGACGGATAGAAACAGTCTTCGTGACCGTTTCAATCGTGTTCGTTCTACATCCTACAATGCTTACACAAGAGATTTTTCATTGGCCTATCAAGCTGCTCGTATTGATTTATTTAGAGATTATGATACGATGGATATGGACCCAATCTTGGCTTCAGCCTTGGATATTTACGCAGATGAATGTTTGACAGTAAACGAATTGGGTAAAGTGTTGGTAGTTCATGCCGAAGATGATAACATCAAAGGTATTCTAACCAATCTTTTCTATGATATTCTAAACATTGAACATAATCTTTGGTCTTGGACTAGAAACGTCTGTAAATATGGCGATTTTTACATGAGATTATATGTCTCACCTGAATATGGTGTTTATCAAATCGAACCAATTTCCGCTTACAATGTTGAACGTCTTGAAAATACAGACCCACTCAATAAGAACTACGTTAAATTCCAAATCCGTCCTACTGATACCTCACAGGTAGAAACACTTGAATTCTTTGAGTGTGCCCACTTTAGATTACTTTCAGATTCCAACTTCCTTCCTTATGGTAAATCCATGATTGAAGGCGCTCGTCGTGTTTGGAAACAGTTGTCATTGATGGAAGACGCTATGTTAATTCACCGTATCATGCGTGCTCCTGAAAAGCGTATCTTCAAGTTGGATGTAGGTAACATCCCACCACAGGACGTTGACAGCTTCATGGAAAAAGCCATCAGTAAGATGAAAAAGGTACCGTATATTGACCCACAAACAGGCGATTACAACCTTCGTTTCAATCTACAAAACATGGTTGAGGATTTTTACTTGCCGGTTCGTGGCAGCGATAGTGGAACATCCATTGAAACCCTATCAGGCATGGAATTTACAGGTATTGACGATATCGAATATCTTCGTAATAAGTTGATGGCTGCTTTGAAAATTCCAAAGGCATTCTTGGGATATGAAGAAGAACTATCAGGTAAAGCAACTCTAGCCTCAGAAGACGTTAGATTTGCTAGAACAATTCAAAGAATTCAAAAAGTCATTGTATCAGAACTTGAAAAAATTGCTATTGTTCACTTGTATTCACAGGGATATCGTGACGAATCATTGGTTAACTTTAAGCTTGAACTTACAAATCCGTCAACCATTTTTGAAAAGGAAAAGATTGAAGTTTGGAGTAACAAGACTGAATTAGCTAAGAATATGATGGAAAACAAATTGTTTTCCAAGAAGTGGATTTACAAGAATGTATTCAATTTGTCTGCGGATGATTCCGACCAGTTACTTGACGAAATTGTTGAGGATTCAAAACAGATGTGGAGATTTAAGTCCATCGAAGAAGAAGGTAATGACCCTGCCAAACCTTTTCAGAAAATTAATCCTAATGATGAAGGTGGCGGTGGAGACGGTGGATTGCCAGATTTGGGCGGCGGCCCGCCGGGTCTGCCAGATTTGGGCTCTCCGGGAGATTTAGATTTGACGGGTGGAGGAACTGACTTGGGTGGACCTGCGTTAGGCGGCCCGGGCGGACCGGGTGGATTGCCTCCACTTCAAGAAGTTATGGTTAAATCGGATGCTAACCACATGAGATGGAAGCAGATGAACCGACCACCTTACAAAAAGTCGGAAAATGTAGAAGAAGGTCACGGTGAACATGCTGATGATTATGAACGCCCATCACAAAAGGGCGAACATGATGCTCGCAAACAACACCCATTTGGAGAAGACCCACTAGGCAATTTAGAAAATAATAGAGTGCCGAGAAAGGGACATGATTCATTAACACCAAAATGGGCGAAGAACTCTCCATTAAGTCTTGAAACGTTACAAAAGAGTATTATGATTAAAAATCTTACTTCTTATTTAGATAAATCAAGATCGGAGAAAAGAGAATTAATCAAAGAAGCAAATCTAACGGGAAGTAAGTCCATTCTCGATGAAAGCAACATAATCGGGGAATAATGAAATAATACATTTTCACGTATTATCCCCATATTTATAAATAAGTGGAAGAGTCGAATATATGCCTAAAAAAATGCGCCATTCAAAGTTTAGAAACACTGGTATTTTGTTTGAACTGTTGACAAGACAAATAACAGCAGACATTATTGCCGGTAAGGCTATTTCTGAAGCAAAAGATTTACTATTTAATTACTTCAAAGAAAATACTGAGCTTGGTAAAGAATGGCGGCTCTATAATTTTCTTTTGTCTGAGAAAATAAAAGACGAACCACACGCAGACCGATTCTTGTCTGTCATTGTTGAACAACGTAAGAAACTTAGCAACGTTAAACTAGCTAAGGAAAAATACGAATTAATAAAAGAAATCAAAGAACTCTATCCCATTGACGATTTTCTAAAAGCAAGTATTAAGAATTATAGAACCTTGGCCTCTATATTCAAACTATTTGAAGATGCTTCATCCAAAGACTCTAAATTTGAAGCGAAGGAAGTTTATCAAGCAAAAACATGTATCATAGAAAACATTGTTGATAAACCTAAAAAAGTAGGAGAAGAAGAAGACATTCTTAAATTCTATGCACTACAGAATGAGGATGTTCGTCTGTTGTCTTATCGTATCTTGGTCGAAGGCATGAACAAGAAATACAAAGACTTGGATGAAAACCAAAAGAACGTTCTACGTGAATATATCAATAACATTTCCAATACAAACTCACTAGGCGCATATGTTGTAAAAGAAGTGGATAATGTAAAATCACAATTGAACGAACTTTGTTTAAAGATTAAAGACGATGACGTAATAAGAATCAAAATAAATGAAGTGATTAGACAGTTAGACAAAGTAAAACCTACACCAAGTAAAATTGTAAAGGATAATCAAGTTATGGTTGTTCTATTGTCTTATGAATTGTTAAAAGAAATCAAAAAACAAGTCGAAGGAAAATTAAATGAAAAAGTCACAACTTAAACAATTGATTAGAAAAATCATTAAAGAGGCTGTGGCCAATGAAATTTTTGGCTGGGCCGATTGGGGTCACTCAAAACGACCAGAACAGACGGAACAACAAAAGTGGGTTGTTGATGTTTTAAAGAAACGGGGATTTAGATTTGAGGCTATGGAAGAATCACCAAAAACAAAAGAACCAGTAGTAAAACTTTCAAGACCGTATGGTAAAGGAAAACACGGCGGACCACGATTTGCCTATGTATATGCAGACGGAAGTATAAACCACAACCTAAATGTTGATAAGTTTTTGAGTGTTGTAGGCGAAGAAATGTCAAAGGTTCAAAAGCCAGAATTTAAAAAGGGTGTAACAGTACCTTTTGCCGCAGTTAATGTTGGCGAAGGTATGCATGATTCACGACCATGTGACTGTGGTAGTGGTCAAGACAGTGAATGGCAATTTGATGGTCAGGGAATTCCTCTTGTTAGAGCCTGTGCAAAATGTAAACAAAAGAAACTCTCAAAGTATCGTCCAGAAATCTTAAAAAGATATACACAAGCAGATGTTGATGAACCCATCGAACCAGAAGATGATAGATACGAAGAAGATGTATCAGAACAAACCGGTACGGGTGCCGTGGGTGGATATTCTACTCCATTCGCCTTTTCTAAAAAGGGTGGAACCAGTAGAGCTATAAAGGCTGCCAAGAAATATGGTAAAGTAGTAAAAAGCATTTCAGAGAGAGTGAAGAAGTAATATGAGTATGAAACTAAGAAATCTATTGAATTTAACCGAGCAAGCTCCGTTGCCGCCGATGGCCGACCCAGCAGCACCGGTTGCTGCTCCTGTTGCACCACCGGGTATGGATGCGGGAGGTATTGAATCACCTACTCCTGAGACTCCTACTCCTGACACTGCACCTGAACCAGAAGATCCATCAGAATATGATTTCACCCGCGATTTTAGGTCATTTGAAGACAAGAAAAACAAGGCCGAATCAGAGGCTAAAAAAGCTCTCTTGGATAAGATGAATAAGAGATTGTTGAACAAAACCATTGTAGCAAATGCTTCCCGTGGTTATGGTCAACCTAAAACTGATTATACTATTGAAAATGTAAAGAAAATCAGTGTTGAATTTTGGTATAAAGATTATGTGGTTATTGCCACAGACGCTAATGACAAGAAGTATTTCTTGACTCCGGGTATTAACATTAAGATTGAAAGTGCTGGTTCAGAACCAGCTCCGGGTGCAGAACCAAAGAGTCAAGAAGACCCACAAGCACAAGGTCAACAACCACCGGCCGGCGAAGAAGTTCCAAACCTACCACAAGGACCAGAGACGGGTAATGGACCCGCAGGCAAAGAAGGTGAACCAGCAGGCCAACCACCAGCAGCACCAGCTCAAGCTCCTGCTGCCGGGGCACAACCGCCGGCACCGGAAGTTCCAGCGCCAGCACCACAACAACCTGCACCACCAACAGGCGTGCCACAACCAGACCCTCTTAAAAAGAAGAAGAAGTTGCCGCCGGTTGCTGAGTGGATTCAAACAGATTTGAATGCTTTCCTTACAGAATTTATGTCTGATGAAGTAAAGAATAACGGAAGAGTTAATTTCATTCCTTATCTAAAAGAAGCCACAAAAGTATTGGCTGAAGGCGTTAATGCTAATAAAATTAGATGTAGATTGGTGATTCCTCAGAATCACATGATACCTTTGATTGAGAATAGAGACATTAAACTGGCCGCAGTTGACTCAATGAGACAAAAAACATATTACGGTCAGTATTCAAAGGGGTCCGTTGATATTTCCAAGTCAGGTAGATATTACCTATTGGAATACGTAAAAGAGGTAGGATGGAATTAATATGAATCAGAAACATTTAATAGTTGATTGTATAACATTCGAATTCGTCAAGGATAACCTCTTTGAAGAGACGGTTCGTGACCAAAATAAAAGATTGGTCGTCAAAGGTATTTTACAACGTGCTGGTATTAAAAACCAGAATGGCAGAGTTTATCCAAAAGATACTCTCTTTCGTGAATCAAGAAAATACGAAGAGAATTTCATTAAAGAAAGACGTGCTCTCGGAGAATTAGACCATCCAGAATCTTCTGTTGTAAATCTTCAAAACGTTTCTCATAACGTAGTAGAGATACACTGGGAAGGCGACGACCTTATTGGAACTGTAGAAGTTCTACCAACACCGAACGGAAACATTCTAAAAGAATTGTTTAAAGCCAATATTCGTCTAGGCATTTCAAGTCGTGGACTTGGAACAGTCAATAAAGCTATGAGTGAAGGTGCTGAAGCAGACATTGTTCAGGACGACTTTGAACTTATCGCTTTTGACTTCGTATCAAATCCAAGCACAAGAGGCGCTTTCATGTTTCCGTCAGGCAACCTTCAAGAAGGCAAAAAAGCTGTAGTTCAAAATCCTGTAACTTTGAAATGGGAACGGGTCGAAAATATCGTCAGAGACATTTTGACCGAAATAGGTTAATTCTATGAAATTATTTGAAAACATAGAGGGAAATAAATTCAAATTAAACTCTCCAATAAAAGAAGCAATATCAGAAAAAAATGTTGCGTTGATTGAGAAATGGGTAAAAGAACATGGTGCTAGAAAGGCTTCTGTAAAAATCATAGATTCCATACTAAGACAACGTATCGGATTGCAGTCGGCTGATTTAGCTGATACTGCTACTTTTGCTAATGGGCTTGATGAAATGGAACAACTGTTGAATGATGGTAAATATGAGTCGGTCATGGAGACGGCTGTTGACACTGCCAAAGCTATGGTTGATGAAGAAGGTGGCGAAGGATTATTTTAACATGAAAAAATCACAATTAGTAACATTAATCAAGGAAATTCACAAAGGCGTCCTAAAAGAAGGAAGCGGCGTTAGAGATTTACCCATGCAAATGTTAATTCAAATGCTTGTACAAAGAATTGTAAAAGCAGAAAAGAATAGGAAAGTTCCTCATAAAGATTTGACAAAGATGAGTTTGGGTGATTTACAAAAATATTACAACTCAATCGAACAATTTGATGACACGGTTCATGTTCCCGGTCAAGGTTGGGGTGGAGTAAAAGAAGCGACCTACAAACCCGATGAGTCATTCTTTGAAAGACTAGACCAAGCCCTTAATTCCGTAGAAGAGTATCTTGATAAAAATAAGGCTGTGGTTGATGATAACGAACACCCAAAGGAAGAACAATCCGATAGACATGGTATTCGTAAAGCCTTCGCTTATGGTGGAATTCCCTACGAACAGACTAGAGAAGCCCATTACAAACTCCTTGCTTTCAAGGGTAAACTAACAAGAAAGTATCTTCACGTCTCAATTTATCGTATGCCAAGTGGCAGTTATGAATTGACGCGGTACATTGCTTAATCTATAAAATCTTTACTTCTCTCATGGTTGTGGTATTATTACCAAACTGTGAGAGATTTTTTATTGTCCATTGACAATCCATCACTCTTGTAGTATAGTATCAACCGTTAACTAAAAAATACAATGAGTAGAATACCAATTGAAGAAGTAGAAGCGAAATTGCTTGAAAAGCATTTTGACCCAGCCAAGGTAGCAGAAATCGTCAAGGAACTTGAAGAAGTTGCCGAAGAGATTAAGAATGACAATCAGGCCGCTGCTGGACCAAAACAAAAATGGGAATACGTTATCTTGTTAAACGATAAAGAAGGTTATCTCAAAGACAAGGAAATCGCGGGTTGGGTTGTTCAGCAAGAAGCTGAAGCAGACCCTAACCTTATTCTTGGAAGTCTCAAAGATGCAGCAAAGGCTCAGAATGAGAACACAAAGAAAAAGAAGAATATCATTTCAACGCTTGTCGAACTTTTTGAGGGATTAAAACCCAAGTTTGCCAAGGAAAAGAAACTTCGCGTCAAGACAAAAGAATTGACCAGAGTTCTTATCACAGACGGTAAATTCTAACTATGGCAAAAATAAATCTCCCTCAACAGTTGGTAAGATTTGTGGACGGTGAAATCGTTGAAATAGACGCGCCCACAGTTGGGGAGTTTTTTGCCGAATTTATCAAACGATATCCAACGTTAGAACAACGTCTTATCAAACAAGATGGTTCGTTTAATGTGTTCGTGAACATTTATGTCAATGACGAAGACATTAGGTTTTTGAATGGAAAGAATACTGTCTTGAAAAAAACCGACGAAATAACAGTAGTTCCGTCAACCGCTGGAGGTTAATGTGGATTATACAAATTCAGTTGCCAGTTTTCAAAAATTGATTAAACTGTACCGTTACTTGGAAACGACAACGTATTCAAGAAAGTTAAATCAACGAAACTACGGTTTCGGGAAGGATTGAGAAAATGAAAAGAACAGACCGCCTCCATAAGGAGGCTGTGTTAACGATGGATAAAGTTCGCAGCATTACCCGCCACATGCGTAATGTGGAGGATAACTGTCTCCTTCTCGGTGAGAAGTTAATAGAACGTGGCGAAATAGAGTTGGGTCATGGATTGATTGCCAATGGTTTCATTCATGACGCATCCAAATTTCATGGTATTGAATGGGATAACATGGCACCGGGCACAATAGCCAATGAAGAGAGTGCTAAATTGAAGATGAAGATGGCGGTTAATCATCATCGTAGAGTTAATCCACACCACCCCGAATATTGGGGTGAGATACAGAAAATGCCAAGAGTTTACGTCGCAGAAATGGTTTGTGATTGGAAAGCTCGTTCGGAAGAATTTGGTTCTTCCTTAAAAGATTACATCAATGAATTCGCAACCAAACGCTGGGAATTCGTTAAAGATGACAAGACTTACAAAGAAATCATGTTGTTTGTAGATTTACTTTGTGAGAAGCCGTTTGAACAAATAGCACAAACATAACACACAGACACATAAAATGAGTACACCAAAGACAATAAACATCGCAGTGGCAGAACAAGTGGAAAAGCTCGGTTCTGAGAAAGTAATCAATTCGGTTGTGGAGAAGTTGGTAAACGCAGAAGTAACAAAGCGTGCCGATGCTCTTGCCGCAGCCATCAAACTCTCCGAAGATACCCTTCGTGAGCAACGGAAGGCACAAAAGGCCGACCAAGTATCCATCAGTGCCGACGGCACGAAGGTTGAAACCTTCTCTGCCAAGGCTTATGAGACTCTCAAGAAGTTGAATGAGAAGTTGGCAAAGATTGATACCGTTGTGACCAATGCCACCGAAAAGGGTGATTGGAGCAAGTTGTATGATTTGGTCAAGGGTGGCGGAAACGCTGAGGCCAAGACTGATGACGCTCCAGCAGCTTAATCACAGGGTTCAGATAGAGGCAGACGCTCGTTTTGGCGAAACCATCGAGCGTCTGCTTTTTATTTTGGAATATCAACAACGATTAAAAGAAGTCGCTGTTAAATGTTATTGTAACGAAACACAATACATAGAGGATAGAATTTGTGGATATTGTCGTGATGAAGAAACCTTTGCATCGAACTTTTCACATAATGCTTTATTCCAATGACCCCAAAAGAAATACTCCAACGTGTTCAAGAAGGTGCGGATGCCCGATTGGGTGAAACCGTGGAAAAACTTCTTTTGATTTTGCGTTATCGCCATACTCACCAATGTTGGCGAAAAGAATGTTCATGTGAATACTGCCGTTTTATCAATGGTCAATACGTCACCGAAAAATTGCTTTTACACGGATTGAAAAAGAAAGAAAACATCTTGGAACAAATGTATTGGACAGCCACGGATGGTGAAGTAGCTAAAATGTATTTTTTAGGAACTCAAATATTGGAACAAAAATCCAAGATTAGAACTTTGAAAGAACACAAGAAGAAATTACAAGGTAACATTGTATGAAGTTGTTAATTACAGGCCATCGCCGAAAAAAGTTGGAAGATAATGGATATGATTTCATTTGGATAGAAAATTCCATTGGTCAAATTCTTGAAGAAATCAAGGGGTTCAAAATCTCACTAATCTGTTATGCTGGCATGGCAGATGGTGTAGATATGATGTTTTGTAATATGTGTAATTTGTTGGAACTTCCATATATTGCGTGTATTCCATTTGAGGGTCAAGATGAATACATGAATGATGCTGATAAACTGTTGAGAAAACAACAAATTGCTGCGGCCAAAGAAGTCAAGAATGTAAAGAATTCTTGGATGGTGGAACACTGTGATTCCGCTATAGTTGTGTGGGATGGTAACAAGGGTGGCACTCATAACGTTGTTCAACAATTGGTTGAAAAGAAGAAGAATTTTTACTGGCTTAATCCCGTAAGTAAAGTTGTTTGGAAGTGTTTCGTATAGTTATGCTTATGAACGAAACATACACATTGTATAACTCAACCGTAATGGACCATTTTCTCAATCCGAGAAATATGGGAGATTTGAAAGACGCAGATGGTATCGGCGAAGTTGGCGCTGCGGCCTGTGGTGATATAATGAAAGTTTCCATCAAAGTAAAAGATGGAAGAATTGAAGACGCCCGTTTCAAAACATTTGGTTGTGGTTCTGCCATTGCTGCCAGTTCGATGGCAACAGAATTGATTAAGGGAAGAACGATTGAAGAATTGAAAACTTTCAGTAATCAAGAAGTTGTTGACTCATTGGGTGGATTGCCTCCAGTAAAAATCCATTGTTCAGTATTGGCAGAAGAAGCTCTTAAAGCAGCATTAGAAGACTACTTAAAACGCAATCCTACCAAATCCTAGCGCTTGACTTTTCACCAGTTCTTGTTATACTTCCCTTATGAACTGGCTCGTCCCAAATACAATCTATGTAACGCTTGGCGGCTCGCAGGCGTATGGTCTAAACAACGAACTCTCTGACGTTGACGTTAAGGGCATTGTTGTGCCGCCAAAGGAAGTGGAGAATGACCTTTTCCATCGTTTTGAACAGGCGGAAAACAGCCCTGTGCTTGAGGCAGACTTGGCTCATTTGAAGAACCCAAAGAACCCCAAGTTTGAGTCTTCCCTATACTCTTTGAAGAAGTTTATGCTGTTGGCCGCAAACGTCAACCCAAACATCATCGAATTGCTGTGGACAGACCC